TTACTTGGAAACGCAGCGTTCAAACGAGAGATCTTATCCCTCCATACCAGACTCGGAGATGTAAACTACGAGGAAACCAAACAGTTATTTCTTAACAATGTTCTTCAAGAATCTCTTGACAATGGAGAACCAGCATACTACAATAGCAATATCTTAGGACGTTATATGCGTAAAGACTATGGATCTTTTGGAAAAGACATTAAAGAATAGTCATGATTGGGCAATTCATCGTATGGATGTATTGTGTAAATTGGGAACTATTGAGGATATTGAAGACGCAGAATCTATTCGACAAGAATTTAAAGAATGGATAGTTCCTAATGCCAAAGTTCACAATATAGATATACTTTCTCTTGAATATTTTGGAGAAGGAAGTGACTTTGATAAATAAAAATTACTTGGATTAAAATCATGCAAAAAATAATCAATGTACTTGCTGTTGCGTCTGCTGCTGTATCTGTTGCCGTTGTTGGCCTTGGTGGGTATGTTTACCTTAATAGGGAAGCCATCATAGAAGATGTAAAAGAAAAGGCACTTGGTGGTCTTGGTGGATCATTAGGTGGTGGATCATTAGGTGGAGATCTTCCTATTGGTGCTCCTGATCTTGCTTCACCTGTACCTCAAGCATCTGCTCCTACTGCTCCTTCTACTAATCCTTTTTAATGTATTATGTTTGAAATTTATGATGATTTCTTGGAAAGAGATTATTTTGATAGTTTACTTGAACAAATAAATTGTCGTGATTTTCCTTGGAAATATTGTGATACTGTAGGTAAACCATCTGATGCTACTGGAATATCTAAAGAAGAATCTGAACAGCAGTTTTATTTTGTTCATAATATTTACGAACAAGATCAACCAGTTAGTGAACTATACCAATATACTTTACCTATGTACGGTAAATTGGATGTTCGTGCTTTGCTTAGATCAAGAGTTATAATGTATATGAATCAGGGTAAGCAGATTGTTCATGAAAAGCATTTCGACTTTGGATATGATCATACTGCAGCATTATTATATCTCAATACAAATAATGGATTTACAGAATTTAGTGATGGTACTAAATGTGAAAGTGTTGAGAATAGGTTAGTTATTTTTAATGGAAGTATAGAACATAATAGTTCTACATGTACTGATGTTAAAAAACGTCAAGTTCTTACTATTAATTACTTTTAAATATTATGGCAATTTATGATGATGTAAAGATCACTATTAACCTTAATGAGTTGGTAGAGATCAGAGCGAAACTTATTTCTCAGTATGATGATTACTCAGAAAAGGTAAACAAGGGTGAGTACTTAGATGGTGGTGATATTGATCGTATCGCAACTGGATTAAGAGACACTTTAACTTGGGATACCTTATACAGTATGGTTGATGATGCTGTATTGGATTACTTGGGTATAAAAGAAACTCATTATGGTGAGAGAACTATCGAAACCATTGAACTAACAATGGAGAAGGAACGGAAAGAAAGAGAGAAGGAATTCAAGAAGAATTTTGATTTAGTTAAATTAGAATCATCATCTTGGACACTTGAGGTTCCAGTAAGGAAGAAATAAACTTGCTATATAGTAGATAGTTGCTATAATAGAATGGCAGAAGAAGTAAAAGAAGAAGTAGTCGAAGAAGTTCACGAGGAAGAATCTAAAAAGAAAGGTCCATTGGGTAAACTAAAGGATGCTATTCTTCCAGATCCCGAAGAGCAAGCAGCAATTATTAGTACATTTGTTCGTATTACTGTTCTTGCCTGGTCGGGTGGAATATTGACTCTTAATTATGTGTCGATTCCAGGTGTACCACAACAAAAAATAGATCCAACATTTATAGCTTCGGTTTTTACTGGAGTTTTAGCTAGTTTTGGAATTCAGACAGCTAGTAAGAAAGGTGATGGTACTATGAAGATGAATGGTAACGGTAACGGAAATGGAAACGGTGCTCCTCCTGTTACTGCAAAGGATATAGAAGCAATTATTGCAAAGTCTACTGCAACTGCTCCTACTCAAACAATTAGAATAGAGCAAGCACCTATTAAGATTACTACTGATAATAATTCATCAGAAACTTTCAAAATGTAAACCAGTGTTTTTATTATGGAAAAACAAATAAATTGGACTAAGTGGTCCGCCCTTGGATTGGGTGGATTATTTGGTATTTCTCATATAAGTATGATTATAATGCTTTCTACGAGAAGTAATCATCCTCAAATTAAACTTCCTGATGGTCCATATGCTTCCTATAAAATGGAATCTGGTGCAGAAGGTTTTAGAATTGATTATCGTGCGAATGATCCTAAGTCTTTATATACAACTAAGAATGTATTAACAGGTGATGGATTATTTAAGAAGGGTAATAGAACTACTTTTGTACAAGAATATACTATGGATGGTGCGGTACATCATGGTGGTCCAGTATCCAATGGTAGAACTTGGATTGATCCTTCAGCATTAGGTAAGGGCGAAAAAAAGATTAGTGCCAAAACCGAGGAATGTATTGAAGCAAGAGGTGGTGGAAAACAAACAGGAAAGATTGTCGGTGGTAGCGTTGGTGCTGCTGTTGCTCCTAGTGTCTCCTCTATTCCTTTCATTGGTTGGGTTTTGGCTGGTGCTGCTACGATGATTGGTATGGATCAAGGTGCAGAAATAGGTGGAGATATGGCAGAATCTTTCAGTGATGATTGCTAAGAATAAATATAAAGAGGATATTAAATAACTAACTACTTAGGAAAATGAACGACCAATATCCCAAACCACGATGGGATCTTGAGAATGATATCCTTCGATTAGAGCAAATGATTATCCTGTACGAACAAGAAATCGAACAACTGAATATCGAAAAGAAAGAGTTGAAGAGGGAAATCACTTTCCTTAGAACTCAACTTGAATATAAATCATTAGGTAATCCAAATGGGTTGGAAGATGTGGAATCTTAATTTAAAAGAAGCATTTCATAATCTCAAAGAATGGGATAAGAAATGGGCAAAGAAAATCCAAGAGAAGTTTAAACTAACAGATTATCAAATGCTATGTCTTGCATTTGGTAAAGGATTTATTATAGGTGCTATACTCTTATGATATTTGTAATAGCGTATGTACTAATAAGTGTCGCTCTTGCAGGTGCAGCATTTGCACTAATCTTTAGAAATCTAAGAGATATTGATAAAATTGAAAAAGGAGAATATAATATTAGAGAGAAGACGACGTTTGTTACTAAGTCTGTTCATCCAGAGATGGAAGAAGTAGAAGTTGGTGACGAACTTTTGGTAGTTAGATTTGATGAACCTAAAAAGGAACAAGATCCAAGGTTTAAGTTGGATTCACCAGAACTTCATAACCTTGGAGATCCAATTTATAAATCATTACAAGAAAGAATTGAAGAATTAGAACAAGATGAGTGACAATCAGTACGAATATCTTGTAAGACAGTATCAGTTGGCAACACACATGGAAGGAGAAATCAAATGGTCAGCACAGATTCTACTTTCTTCTAATCGATTGAAGAAGGTAGAATTTTTTTGCGAATCTAATTTAAGACAAGATGCTGAACAGAGATGTAAGGCATTGTATGGTGTATCTGATGTTCGACAATTGACAAGGATATGGAATTAACTGAAGAAAACGTACTCAAAGTGTTAGAGGAACTTATTCCTTATATTGAAGCTGATGGTGGATACCTTCAACTTTATGAAATTGAATATGAAACAGGATATGTTAAAGTAAAATTAGGTGGTGCATGTGAGACATGTGCTATGAGTACAATGACATTGAAGCAAGGTATAGAGAGTAAACTTATGCACGAAATTCCTGATGTTGTTGGTGTTGTGCAGGTTCTCTAACAGTGTGTGTGAGTCCACATATTCATGCGTAAAAATACCTATATGATATAATAAATATCATTAGTATGGGATTGAAAAATCATGCCCCTAACGCAACAAAAGAATTACACAGTAGGTTATCACGACTTACAAAACAAACATCATGAGATATGTGAGTATGCAGTAGATGCATATGAAGCAATACAGAAATCCAAAGAGGATGTTCCTGCATTAAAGGAGCATCCTCATTTTGTTGATTACTGT